TCGCCGTCGTTGCTCCAATCAAGCGATCCAAAGTTGGTTGTGCCTGAAATGAACGCGCCCTTGAGAGTCCATTCTTCCACTTTATCACCGACGGGTCCGAGGACGTTGATGGTGACATCTTTTTTGTAGAAATCAGTATAACCATCACGACCTGTCACGGATTCATGGTGGAGTCGGATCCATTCCATTACGGCTTGTGCGCCTGACGGAACGATTGGATCATAAAGAGTTAAGGAGATATCGTCCCATTTACTTTTTCCACGATATTTTCGTTGGATATTGATATGGTCCAATTCTTTTGTGGATGCGGTGATTTTTGGTCGATCAGTTTTTTTGATTAAAAACGATGGAATGCCGTCAAGATACATAATAAAACGATTTTGTACCTTAGGTTCAAACGCTGTAAAAAATATTTCGTTGGATTGTAGTAAGTCTGCCATAATTTAATTTTTTATGTTATTGTTTTAACGACTTTTTATCGTTATTAATAAATAATAAAATAATAAAAAAAATTTACATTTTTTAATAGTTTAATAATTATATATACAGCCTTTAAACCTAAAGATATATAAATTATGGGAAGACTTAGAAAAAACCCAATAAATGTTACGAAAAAGTGTCCTACTTGTGATCAAGATTTTGTTATTAAGTATTCAAAAAAACATCAAATTTATTGTAGTAAATCGTGTTCTCAAAAGTCTCCTGACGTAGTTAATAAGATAAAACTTGGTCAAAAACAAACGTTTTTAAAAAAATATGGAGTTGAACATCCCATGATGACGAATGAGGTGAAGAATAATTTTAAAAAATCGATGTTGGATAATCATGGAGTTGAACATCCGAGTCATATGGTTGATCATAAGGAAAAGGTGAGGTTGTCGTTGATTGAAAAGTATGGTGATGAAAACTATAATAATATTGATCAAATGAAAAAAACCATGTTGGAAAGATATGGTGTAGACAATTATAGAAAAACACAAGAATGTTCGAATAAGATAAAGTCAACGTGTTTGAAAAAGTATGGAGTGGATCATTCTTCTAAAAGAAACGAATTTAAGCATAAACATTATGCAAATATGTTTATTAAATTTGAGGTATCTCCACAGTTTGAAAATTTTACACCGATGTTTGAATTGAGTGAATATCAGGGAGTTACGAGAGATGTAGTTAGGTATAAATTTAAGTGTAATCGGTGCAATGTTATTGATTTGCATAGTTTGACGGATGGACATAGACCTTTGTGTAAAAAGTGTGATAAAGATGTTATATTTAAAAAACAAAATGAGGTTTATTTATTTTTAAAAGAATTATTAAAAGATGAGGTTATTGTGGTGGGTGATCGAACCTTATTATATCCACAAGAAATAGATTTATATATTCCCTCAAAAAAACTCGCAATTGAGTTTGATGGTTTGTATTGGCACAGTGAATTATCGGGTGGAAAAAATAAAATGTATCACTTGATGAAGACCAAAAAGTGTTTGGGAAAAGAGGTAGAGTGTGTTCACATTTTTGAAAACGAATGGAATGATAAAAAAGAAATAGTGAAGTCGATATTGAAGAACAAACTGATAGGGTGTGATAATAAGTTATATGCCAGAAATTGTGTTATTAAACTGATTGACAAGGAGGAGTGTAAGAAATTTTTAACCGAAAATCATTTGCAAGGAAATGATAAGTCTTTTCTTAAAATTGGGTTGTATCACGATGATGTATTGGTATCAGTGATGACTTTTTGTAAAAGTAGATACAATAAAAATTATGAGTATGAAATGAGTCGTTATTGCAACAAGTTAAATACAAATGTGGTGGGTGGTTCCAAGAAGTTATTTTCTTATTTTTTAAAAACGTATAAACCTAAAACGGTTATATCTTATAGTGATCGTAGGTATTTCTCTGGAAATGTTTATCTTGGATTAAATTTTAATTTTATAGATAATACTTCTCCAAATTATTTTTATATAACGAATAATTATAAAAATATAATAGGTAGACTTGGTTTTCAAAAACATCGTTTAAGTAAAGTTTTATCATCATTTGATAAAAATTTAAGCGAGTGGGAAAATATGAAACTTGGAGGTTATGATAGAATCTGGGATTGTGGACACTCAAAGTGGATTTATTTTGCTTAATTTTCTCAAAAAACACTTACAGAGTGATCATATACATCTTTCTTTAAATCTCGGATTCTTTTTATATATCCTTTTGATCTTAACAATTTAAATACAATATTTTCCACGCTCAATTCTCCACACGAATCTAATCCCGTTTGTCTCATTTTATACAAATCATTTATCAATGTATTAAGTTTATCAACTGTGGTAGGCTCTTGTGAAAACCTGTTTATCTTATAAACATAATCATTATATTTATTTTTAATCAACTGTTTATCCAAAACCACGTTTTGTTTTTTAGGTTTAACGATCCAATGTCCGTGCAACAATGAATAAATGCCAGTTGCGTGAGTTTTGTGATTTACATCCTGTATATAACCCTCTACGTTGTGTCCTTTAATGGTTATATCGTGTTCATAATTCCATTTAGACTTTAAAGCATTTAAATAATTTTGTACTTCCGACTGATCAACTCCAAGTTCGTTTACGTCAATCACTAAATGTATATCTATATCGCTTGTAGGAGTCCAATTGTAATTAGCTGAACTGCCTAATAAAAGAACATCTTTAAGCCCCGCTTTTATTTTAACTTCTGCATAAAAATCTGACGCGATCTTTAAAAGTTTCGCAGCAATTTCCGACTTGATGTTTCCGTCAGGTTGCCATATCACGGGATTTAAACTTGATTGATATACTCTCTCAGACATACTTATAAAGTTCTTTTATTGTTTTATTAGCGTTAACGTGTTTTATACCTATTCCGCCTTTAGCTCTCCAAGAATTAATGTTTTTTTCATAATCATCCACCAATATTCTACCAGGCTTTGCATAAATCTGCTTATCCTTCGCTGAATCCACTATAATAATATCATTGTCCGATATTTGTGACGAAAAATTATATTTTTGTAACCATAAACGTTTTCCTGCATCAGCATGAACACTTCCATTTTTTTTGCTCGAACTGCTTAAAATTCCAATTCGTAAAAAATTATCAAATACAAATGATTTCAGTTCTTCCATGTCCTGCATAGGAGTCATTTCACTCCAAAAGCTTAATCCCTGATCATTTATAAATTCCCAAAATTTCTTGGTTCCATGTTCAGCTTCATATTGAACCGTTGAAACTCCTGACTTGATTTTGAATTCCGTATGGAAATCACACAGTACACCATCCATATCCAGATATATTATTTCTATTTCATCCATATTTACTTATAATAAATAGATTTTTAAATATAAATAGTTGACTTTGTTTTATAAAAAACTATATGTACAACATGCCGCTGCAAGCAACGCAACAAATCAAGAAAATCAAGCAGAACAAGTACAATATAAATTAAGTACTTAGGAAAAATAAAATATCGAAATTTTTTAAAATATATCTTTTGGCTAAAATTGATTCCAAAGAGTTTTCTCCATCCCAACCGTCGCCCCAAGGTTGACCGTAGTCAGGCCCCGCCAACACATGTTCAAGATTATTATCGTTATACTCAACGAAAATCTCTGATTCGATTTTCATATTTATAAATATAAAAAATAAAGATGTAAACCAACTTTATTGTTAATAAATTATAAAAATTATTTTCTAATCCATTCGTATTTTAGATGTCCACAATCCCAAATTCTATCATACGAATTTAACCGCATATTCTGCCACTCACTTAAATCACCATCAAATTTTTCAAGTTTTTCTTTTAATTTATGTTTTTGAAAATGTATTCTTTCAATTGGTGCGTTATTATTTTTATGAAAGTAATGATAACCGGGAGGAGTATTGTCAACAAAAGTCATTCCTAAATTTTCATAAACTTTTCCAGTAAACAATCGTCTATCGCTGTAGGTGACTATTGATCTTACATCGTAGTTTTTAACAAAATATGTGAACAGTTTAGATGATCCACCGATAACATTTGTATATATTTTATTACAAAATCTAGATAACTCATACTGATATTTTTTATCATACCTTGATTTAACAAACGTCATTAATGATACCAATTCATCACCACAATACAAACCTAACCTAATTGATGATCTATCATCACCCTGCATGTGATTATTTTCTAAAAATTTTGTTTTCTCCTGATTGGCCACTTCTTTGACAATACAATTTCGTGCGTAAATTTTCTCTGATTTGCCGACCCTATTCAACAAAACGCTTTTTATTATATTACGTTTACACTTCCACTCCCAATCCCATATATGCATTAATTGTATTCCTTTATCTATACATTTCTGTGTTTTATTTAAGTGATAATGTTTATCCTTACCACCAGCAAGCTCACTGTGCCAATAGATGCCATCACATTCTATACCTAAATTTAAAGTAGGAATATAAATATCGATCTCACCCATATCTGATAACACAGATCGAATGTTCTGATTAATTTCGACATCATTTGTTAAAATCGATTTCAAGTAATCATAAATTTCTTGTTGTGGTTTACTTTTCAGTGAAGGATTACACACCAAACAAATTGGATTGTGACCGTTATCTAAATAACTTTCAAATATATTATTGCACTTTTTACACTTAAACTTATAATGTTCTCCTACAACGCCGTTGTATGAATTAATATCAAACAATGGATGTAAATCTAAAAAATTCAACCTGGAAATAACATTTTCCATATGCGATTGTTTAAATTTTTTCGTTTTAGAAAAATTGTCCACTCCGTATTTTAATATACAAGTTTGTTT